CAAACAAAATAGACTAATGATAATCAGAATGCAGGTTGGAGTTGTGAACTCCTCTGGTGATTACTACTTGCCAGAATCTTTTGACGGGGCGGCAAGTGTAATCGCCATTGACTCAGGAGGCGCAGTTAATCCAGTCGGCGCGTTCTTCAAAGGAGGGAATTCCATTTTCATATCAGTAACCAAACCAACAAATGTGACAATTGTTGCAATAGGAGTTAAAAACTAATGTTAAAGCAATTCAATATAGATACATTATCATTTCGAGATCCTGTAGGCGAAGATGCAGAATGGATTAATATAGAGACACAAACGCAGATTGATGAAATCTCCGCGAGTATCACCAATGGTGGTGCTGTATGGGTGGAAAATGGCGAAATACGCTGCTCTGGTAAAGCACCAAGTGAATTCTACGTTTTTGATAGAGAGACAAAACAGTTTGTCATCTCAAAAGAAAAGCAGAAGGCTCTTTTTTCTAAAGAAAAAGAGGCTTTATTGAATAGACTAGCAAATAAAGCAGATGATATTAAAACAAGTTTGCTTGTTGGTTATCCTCAAACCGAAATTGAAAGCTTTTACCGACAAGAAAAAGAGGCTTTAGCGTGGAAAGCTGATAATAATGCAGACACGCCAATGCTTAAGCAAGTCGCAAGGGTTCGTGGCGTTCCTTTTGATGTGTTGGTTGAGAAAGTTATCGAGAAAGCATCGCAGTTTGCTGTAGCTATCGGTGTGATTATCGGACAACGCCAAGCGTTTGAAGATAGATTGCTGGCTTTATCATCCCAAAAAGAATTAGATGCACTTGAAAAGGAAATCGAAGAATGGAAATTCCAAACAAATTAAAGCTCTACGCTTATCACAATCTAATTGCTCTAGACCAGTTATTCAACGCCTTAACCGGTGGAGCAGCAGATGAAACATTGTCAAGTCGCACCTATCGTGGTGCGATTTTAGTTTCTAATCCAAGAAAACGATGGGTAATTATTCATAGAGTAATTAACTTTCTATTCTTTGATAAAGACCACTGCAAGGATTCATACGAAAGCGAGATAAAAGGCAGACAGCACGATAAACGTTTCAGTCAAATGCGTAAGGGGGCTTAAATGTCAGACACAGACATTGTTCTTTATCGTGGAGATGATGAAGAGCGAAGAGTGCGGATATATGAGAAACAACAGAATGACGAACTCAAACCATACGACCTAACCAATATAAAACGGTTGGATTTGTGGGCGAAAGTACGAAGTCATACTGTAATTTCTCTATCTAGCACGGATGAGACTATTAAGGTTGTAGATGCAGAGAATGGCGTAATTTTGCTTAAGTTTCACCACGATTTGACTAAGTACGCTATATGGTCAGAGGCAAACTACGACCTGCAAACAATATCAAATGCGGGGGCGGTTAAAACGGTGATTAGAAACGCACTTTTTAAACTAGAGGGCGATGTCACACCGCAACCGAATGAAGATGGCGTGTAAAGATGAATTAGTAGCAATTATTGAGCCGTCTCAAGATATTGAGGTGGTAATTGAAAAGGTCGAAATTGTTAAACTTGATGATGGACAGTGCGACCAAAAAATCCCAACACTCGAAGAATTAAAAACTTTTTATAATATAGGAGCTTTATAACATGGCAAGACCTGAATTTTATCAAACGCTCACAACATTTGCTGAATTTGTGGGTGAGAAAGATAAGGAAATTACTAAACTTATCGGCAACCTAACAACTTTAAGCACGACAGAAAAAACAGATCTTGTTGGTGCAATCAATGAATTATTTCAATCCATAAGAAGCCTATCTGGTAGTGCGGCAGGCATTAACGACAGTGCAACCAATGAAACCTCAACATTATCAGCTAAGAAAATTCTTGAGCTTTTAAATCAAGCGAAAGCAGATGTCAAAAATGAGCTTTTAGGAGGACAAGTTGATGCAAGCATTGACACAATCAAAGAGCTTGGCGATCTGTTGAAGAACATTCAAACAGGTGAAGATGGCTTAAATAAATTGGTTCAAAAGATCACCCAAACCAACCAATCTTTATCACTTCTTGTTGGTAAATTTACAGTGTTGGACGGAATTAACCTAAAAGAAGCTTACAATCGAGGTTACAATAAATAATGGCACTTCAAGCGAATATATCAGAATTCGCTGAATTCATGGGAACTGAAATTAAGCGGATTGAAAAGAAAATTCCAGATGGTAGTGGCAGTGGTCAATCCAGTGATTCAATGATAATTACTGGAATTGGGCGACCAGATAAACCTGACACAACAGGCGACGTATTAAATGGCGTTGCAAATAAGATTAAAGGTAACGAGCCAAACGGAACCATTTATAATTCAACAAACGGTGCAGGCGTTGGAGCTTACCTGTGGCAGAAGCAAAACAACAAATGGGTTGTTATTTCTGGCGACACTGGCTCTAGACGAATGAGTAGAGATAGTGTGAATATTAAAGAGGGAAGTATAACCCTAAGACGAGTGAACAATACAGTTGAGTGTTCTTTCAGTAAAGGTCGTTGGGACACCATCTCTTTTTACGGGAGCAGTAATTCTAAATTTACACGAAAAAACCACGCAAAAAGAATGGATATTCTACCTAATAACAAAATACCATTCGGCTTTCGCACTAGTATCCCTGTTATGCTCCCATTCTATAGCGATGACGGTGATGAGATTGCTACTGTGTATGTTGCTAGTATAGGTGATAGAGCTTATATCGAGTTGAGATTCAGGGATAAAGTGCCAACGGCGGATATGGACTATATGCGTATGCCTGTAATCTCTTGGATAACAGACGACCCATTCCCAGAGGTATTGCCTTAATCTAGAAGTTCAGCAACTTCTTCCATATTCGGGGCGTAATAGACATTCTGTAATATACGGATGTCTTTATGCCCCGATATTTTAGCTAAAGTCATCACATCGACTTTTTTAGCCAGTCTTGTCAGCGCCTCTCGTCTTGTATCGTGAAAGCGTAAATGCTCACACATTGCCATTTTCTTAATCTTTCTAAAAGCGGCATCAAGCGAACGAGTATCTAATTGAAAACACAGCCCAGTATTGCCAATTTCTTTTTTCAATCTTTCAAGAATAGCCACAGCGTTTCTTGTTAGTGGAACAGTCCGAGAAGTGCCATTTTTCGTTATTGGAAGATAAGCAGTTCTTTTATCTAAATTAACGTTATCCCAAGTTAATCCGCAAATCTCACCAGCTCGCATTGCAGTTTCAATAGCAAATAACATAGCAGCGCCACTTCTTGCTCTAATTGTCTTGAGTGTATCGTTATAACCGCTAACGTAGAGTATTCTTTCTATTTCTTCATCGGAGTATCTTTGTGTTCTTGGCTCACTACCTTTCGGCAAAACAAGCCCTATCATCGGATTTTTTTCAATATAATTCCAACGTTCGACAGCCACATTGAAAATATTTCTGATAGTGGATAGTTCTCGTCTAATACTTTCACCACTAACTTCTTTTTCTCTTTCAGCTATCCATAACTCAAAATCCTTACGAGTAACGTCACCGATAAACTTATTGCATATCGGATGTCTAGAGAATTTATTCAATCTTAAAGTTTCGTGGCGTATTCCTCGTTTGGTTGGCGTAATTTCTCGCAAATAACGCTCTACAACGTCCGCTAAGACGGTTTCTGGTTGTAATCCTTGTTCTTGTAGCTCTAATTTCTTTTCTTCTTCTAAAGCCCATTGAGTGGCCTCTGCCTTTGTTTTACAAGTTTTAGACTTTCTAATCCCGTTTTTATAAATTTCTACTCTCCATTTATCACCACGTTTTCGCATTGTAGCCATATCTTACCTCACACTTTTACTTGGCGTAATCGCACAAAATTTTGCGTAATTTTGGCGTAATCAATGACTAAAAATATATAAAAATAACTAAAAGTTGGCAATATTTGAGGTTTGAAATTTTGATGGTGGATTGAATTAATTATAGATAAGTGATTGATTTTTGAAGTGAATTTTAGGAAAAGAAAAAGCCAGTAAATTTCTACTGGCTTTGATAGGTGGTGCGACTAGCTGGACTCGAACCAGTGACCCCCACCATGTCAAGGTGGTGCTCTAACCAACTGAGCTATAGTCGCGTAAAAGATGTGG